GACGATCCAAAGCGCCACAGCGGCTTCCCACACGCTTTCTAAAGCCAGCGGCACGGTCAGCGCCGATTATTTGTCTATTAGCCGTAGCACAGCCACAGGCGGGGCCACCTGGTACGCAGGCGCCAACAGCACTGACGGGGGCAACAATAGCGGGTGGGTGTTTACCGCCCCGCCAGCGGGCATTACGGCGTCTATGGCTGCCTCCGAGGTCGGGCCAGATATTCTTGCAGCCGAGGCTTTTATAGGCTACAAAGTGACCGCTGCAATGGCCGCTTCTGAAGTTGGGCCTGATATTTTCGCCGGAACGGCGATTATTACGTCCTCCCCGACGCCGGCCGCAGGAGGTGTTTTCTTTATCGAATTGCGTTCATTTACAGAACGCAGGAGGTTTTAGACATGGCTATTAACCTAAAGACAATCACTTCCTGTCTTGGCTATCAGCAGATCACCTCGCTGGGCAGTTCCACAGCCCTTACGGTGCCGGCGGTGGACGCCAACGGGTTGTCCGTCAAGCCGACCATCGCCATCATCGTCGCCGAAACGGCCGGCGTCCGGTGGCGCGACGACGGCACAGCGCCGACCACGACGGTTGGGATGCCTTTGGCCGCGGGAGTAACCCTGCAATATGACGGCGATTTGACCAAAATCCGCTTCATCCAGCAGTCCGCCGGCGCCATCATCAACATCAGCTACTACGCTTAAGGGGACGACCATGCCCAACGTAAGCAACGACGCCGCTGCCTTCGACCCGGTGGATTACTACACCCGGCAGCTTCCGCTGGACTTGGCCCGGCTGACCGAACTGCGCGACGAACTGCGCGTCCGTCAGGGCGCGCTGACGGCGGTTGAAGACGCTCAGAAGGACCGCGACGCTGCGGCCGCCGAATTGGAGTCCGCTCGAAGCCAGGCGGCCAAAATCCTTGCCGACGCCAAGGCTGTTGACGCGAAATCTAAGGCCAAAGCGGCCGATCTTGATGCACGGGAAGCCGCGCTGAAGCAGTCCAGCGACGAAGCCTACAACGCCGTCACCGCCCGCGAAACGGCTGTCGCCACCCGCGAGCGCAACGTGGCCGAGCAAGAGGCTGCTGTGGCCACCAAGGCCGAAGCGTTGGCCGCTGAAGCCGCTAAACTGAACGCCGAAAAAATTGCTTTCAACGCCAAGGTAGAGGGCTTTTCTAGCCTAGCTAACCAGTTGAAAGTATAGCCTTTTCGGCCAGCGGTACGCCGTTGGCCGGCAACCGTACTGGTGCGGAACACCAGGGTTCGTAAGGAACACCAATGTCTGAAGCAGTACAAGACTTAGCGGAAGCACCCGCGCCGGAACAGGTTGCCACGGCGGCGCCTGCGCCCGACGTTTCTACGCCGGAAGAACAGTCGACAGAAGCTACCAAGACCTTCACCCAAGAAGAATTGGACGCAATTGTCGGCAAACGCCTTGCCCGTGAACAACGGAAATGGGAGCGAGAGCAAGCCCAAAGGCAGGCTGAATTGGAAGCGAGGCGGGCGATGCCCGTCAACCCTCCAGCACCTGACGATTTCGCTAACGCTGCACAATACGCGGAGGCCTTGGCCGAGCAAAAAGCGCAGGAGTTGGTTCGTCAGCGTGAAGCAGCCCAGCAGCAGGCTAAATTGCTGGAAACATATCACGAGAAAGAGGAAACCGCTCGCGGTAAATACGACGACTTTGAACAGGTCGCGTACAACCCGAACCTTCCTGTGACCGATGTTATGGCCCAGACAATTCAGGCTTCTGACATTGGCCCCGACATCATTTATTGGTTAGGGTCCAATCCAAAAGAGTCTGCGCGTATCGCCAACCTTCCGCCAATTTTGCAGGCCAAGGAAATCGGCAAAATCGAGGCCAAGATGGCCGCCGATCCGCCGGTGAAGAAAACCTCAACCGCCCCGGCTCCCATTGCCCCGGTCACGGCACGGTCTACTTCCGCCCCTGCGTATGACACGACGGACCCACGGTCCACCAAAGTCATGTCCACGACAGAATGGATTGAAGCGGAGCGCGCCCGTCAGATCAAGAAATGGGAAGCCTCTCGCAACCGCTAAGGATGTTTTGACATGGCGAACTCGCTTCTTACTATCGACATGATTACACGGAAGGCTCTCGAAATCCTCGAGAACAACCTTGTGATCACCCGCACCGTGAACCGCCAGTACGACGACAGCTTTGCCGTCGAAGGCGCGAAGATCGGCTCCACCCTGCGTATCCGTCTGCCAGACCGCGCTCTGGTGACCGACGGCGCCGCGCTGCAAGTGCAGGACGACAACGAACAGTTCACCACGCTGACGGTTTCTAGCCAGAAGCACATCGGTGTGAACTTCACGTCTGCCGAACTGACCATGCAGTTGGACGACTTCGCCGAGCGCGTTCTCAAGCCGCGTATTTCGCAGCTTGCGTCCAGCATCGACGCTGACGTGGCCAACGCTTACAAGTCGATCTTCCAGTCTGTCGGCACCCCCGGCACGACCCCGGCGACCTCTCTGGTGCTGCTCCAGGCCCAGCAGAAGTTGAACGAGTCGGCCGCTGTGATGTCCCCACGCTACGCGACGGTCAACCCGGCCGCCAACGCGGGTCTTGTGGAAGGCATGAAGGGCCTCTTCAACCCGGTCAGCACCATCTCTCGCCAGTTCAAGAACGGCTTGATGGGTGAAGGCATTCTGGGCCTTGAAGAACTGAACATGTCTCAGTCCATCAAGCAGCACACGACCGGCAGCCGCACCGGCTCGCACACGGTGACCACCACTGTGTCCACGCAGGGGCAGGCGACGATCAACATCACCGGCACCGGCACTCAGACGATTGCCGTCGGCGACGTGTTCACCATCGCCAGCGTGTACGCAGTCAACCCGCAGACCCGTGAATCGACCGGTTCCTTGCAGCAGTTCGTGGTAACGGAAGCCGCCACCGCGGTTGCCGGCGCCTACACCGCTGTGAAGATTAGCCCGGCGATCTACACTTCGTCCAACGCACTGGCGACCGTTGACAGCTTCCCGCAGTCTTCTGCCGCTGTCACGTTCATCGGCGCTGCGTCCACGCAGTACCCGCAGAACCTTGTGTACCACAAGGACGCCATCTCCTTCGCCACGGCGGACTTGCTCCTGCCGCAGGGCGTCGACATGGCTTCCCGCCAGGTCCACAACGGCATCTCGCTCCGCGTTGTGCGTCAGTACGACATCAATAACGACCGCCTGCCGTGTCGTATTGACGTGCTGTACGGCTTCAACACCATTCGCGCGCCGATGGCCGTGCGGATGTGGGGCTAACAGGCTAGAGCATAGGAGAATACGATCATGGCACTTCCTTCTGTCGGTGGTGGCTATCAGATTGGTGATGGCAACCTCAATGAAGCCGAAATCGTCTCTATCCCAGCGCCGGCGACGGCCACGGATAGCGCGACGCTGACGGCCGCGCAGCTTACCAACGGCATCATCATCGGTACGCCGACGACGACCGCCGCCTACACGCTGCCGTTGGCTTCCGATCTGGACGCCTACCTGAACAACTCCAAGGTGGGTTCGGCCTTTGACTTCCGCGTCATCAACACGACGACCGCGGGCGTCATCACGATGACCACCAACACCGGCTGGACCATCGGTTCCAGCGGTTCGCAGGGTCTTATGACCATTGCGGCGACCGCCGGTACCGTGCGTTCCTTCCGCGCCCGTCGTCTGGGGGATTCCTCCTGGGCGCTGTACGCGATTTCGTAACCGACCCGGCCCCTGCTTCGGCAGGGGCCGACCTTCAGAGGTTTGTATGGGCTTGATCTACCTGCGGCACCCTGACCATGGCGATAAAATAGCCACCATGGAAGCCGAAGCAAAACATGATGAAGAGTACGGCTGGATGCGCTATAACCCTGCCGACCCGGCGCCAGCGCCTGAGCCAGAACCGGCTCTTGCTGAAACCGCGGTAAATGGGTTGGCGCGACGCGCCCGCCGGCGCGTAGAGAAGGAAGTTTGACATGGCCACGGCAGGCGAATTGATCAACGGCTCCCTACGGTTGCTGGGCGTTTTGGCGGAAGGGGAAACCCCGTCGTCGGAAACGTCGCAAGACGCGCTTACTGCCATGAACCAAATGATTGAAAGCTGGAACACCGAGCGCCTTTCGGTGTTTTCCACGCAAGACCAAGTGGAGACTTGGCCGCCGGGCACCATCTCTCGCACGTTTGGCCCCTCCGGCGACATCGTGGGCAACCGTCCAATCGCCATCGACGACAGCACCTATTTTCGTGATCCGGCGTCGGGCATTTCCTACGGTCTTAAGCTAATCAACCAGCAGCAGTACAACGGTATTGCGGTCAAGACCGTGACCAGCACCTACCCGCAGGTGTTGTGGGTCAACATGACGTTCCCCAACATTGAGATGTACGTCTACCCGGTGCCGACGAAGGTGCTGGAGTTCCACATCGTGTCGGTCGAACCTCTGTCGCAGCCGGCCAATCTGGCCACAGACTTGACGTTCCCGCCCGGCTACCTGCGCGCGTTCCGCTACAACTTGGCCTGCGAAATGGCCCCTGAGTTTGGCGTCGAGCCGTCGTTCCAAGTGACGCGCATTGCGATGACATCCAAGCGCAATCTCAAGCGCATCAACAACCCTGACGACATCATGGCGTTGCCCTACAGCATCGTGGGCACCCGTCAGCGGTTCAACATCTTCGCTGGGAACTACTGATGAAGACGCCGATTTTAGGATCGGCGTATGTGGCGCGCAGCGTCAACGCCGCCGACAACCGCATGATCAACCTGTTCCCAGAACTGGTGCCAGAGGGCGGCAAGGAGCCTGCGTTTCTCCAACGCGCGCCAGGCCTGCGGTCGCTCGTCACCCTTGGCGTCGGGCCTGTGCGCGGGCTGTGGACGTTTGGCAATTACGGTTACGCCGTCTCCGGCAACACGCTGTACAAGATAGATGACCAATGGGCCGCGACGGCTAAAGGCACCGTCGCGGGTACCGGCCCCGTGTCTATGGTGGACAACGGGACGCAGTTGTTCATCGCGGCCG